AAGATTGCAACTAGCATGGGCAAAGTTGAAAATGCCCTCAACGCCAAAGCTACCACAGTTATCGATCAGGGGGATCTTACCGATCTGCCCCCTCCGGTCACTGACCTCGTCGAAGATGCAGAAATTATATTCAAGCCTAATGATGGTCCCCAAGAAGATTTCCTGTCTGCTGGCGAACGTGACGTTCTTTACGGAGGGGCCGCCGGGGGAGGCAAAAGTTTTGCGCTTCTTGCGGACCCGCTACGTTATTGTCACAATCCTAACCATCGTGGTCTACTCCTGCGCCGTACTCTTGATGAACTAACCGAACTCATAGACAAGTCACGACAGCTATACATCAAGGCGTTTCCCGGTGCGAAGTTTCGTGAGTCGAAGTCTACGTGGCACTTCCCGTCTGGTGCAACTATCTGGTTCACCTACCTCGACAAAGACAAAGACGTAACCCGTTTTCAAGGACAGGCGTTCAACTGGATAGGCATAGATGAGATTACCCAATATCCTACACCCTACGTCTGGGATTACCTGCGTTCTCGCCTTCGCACTACTGATCCTGAACTCCAGCAACACCTGTACATGCGCTGCACTGCCAACCCGGGGGGAGTGGGAGGTTGGTGGGTCAAGAAAACCTACATAGAAGGAGTCGAACCTAACAAGGCATTCCCTGCCTTCGATGTAGAAACAAAGAAAGAGTTCTTGTGGCCCGACGGTCACGAAAAAGCAGGGCAGCCTCTCTTCTACCGCAAGTTCGTTCCCGCACGTTTGACCGACAATCCGTACCTCATGGCAGACGGTCAGTACGAAGCGATGCTCAGATCTCTACCGGATGTGGAACGCAAAAGACTTCTAGAGGGTGACTGGGATGTAGCGGAGGGAGCAGCCTTCCCAGAGTTCTCTCGTGAGAAGCACGTCGTAGAGCCATTTGATCTACCAACGAACTGGCCTCGTTTACGTATGGCAGACTACGGATACGCTGCACCATCCTGTGTTCTCTGGGGTGCAATCGACTGGGACAATAACATCTGGATCTACAGAGAGCTATACCAAAAACACTTGACAGCAGAAGAGTTAGCTGATAGAATACTAGAAGCTGAACAACTAGATCCTTTACCGCATTACACGGTCCTTGACTCGTCTTGCTGGAACAAGACAGGTTTTGGGCCTTCAATCGCAGAAGTGATGATGAGAGCAGGTGTGCGATGGACTCCTGCAGACCGCAATCGTATACAGGGCAAGATGGAAATACATCGACGCCTAGCCAACGATCCGTATACAAACGAACCTCGCTTACGCTTCTTCTCTAGTTGTCAGAACATCGTCAAGCAGATTGCAGGTATACCCCTGTCTAAGACGAACAGCGAGGACGTAGACACGAAGGCAGAGGATCACGCATACGATGCCCTGCGTTACGGAATGATGCAGCGTATGACAGGCTACGCATCGATACACAAACAACTAGGTGCGATAAAGAACCAAGTCCACCAAGTTCAAGATGAAGTATTCGGGTACTAAGCTATGGCAGAACCGACAGACATAAATAAAAACAAGTCTGCTGTAGATACTTTGATGGATACTCTGCGAGTAGAACTAAAGGAACTACAAAAATATAAAACTGCAGATCCTGAAATTTTGGGAGGTAAGTCTGGCAAGCCAGTGCCAGTACCAAAAAAATTTACTGCTGAACAAACTATCGCTTTTATGAAAATGTTTCCGAATGCTTTTCCTCTAGCGGATGAGAACGCCTACTTTGGGATTGCAAGGGCACTGACTACAGAGTCTCCGGAATTATTCGACGTTGCTAGTTTCGATGCTTACGAAGAAAAGTTTGGCAAGACTATGGAGATGCAAGAAAAAGGGGCATCTGCATCTAAAAATATAACGACAGCAGAAACACCGAAAGCAGCAAACGTGGCAAATGATCCTAAACCAAAAGCATCTAAAAAAATAAATCCGGAAACAGCCACTGTCAGACAGATTGCGGAGTTATATGCTACTGAACAAAAACTAGATATGACTCCAAAAGCGTATGGTAATCTCGCCGCCTCTTTTCTCCCGGAGGGTTTAGCAGATAAACCCGGTTCAGCACTCAGCATATTTATGCCAGAAGACGATGGCACGACAATTCTCAGTAAAACATTTAAAAGTTTAGACTTAGAGGATTCTAATCCTAAGACTTCAATGCAAGCGTTGCGTCAAGTCGGTAACAGAATAAAACAAGAGTTACCTGTAGACAGTAACATTCTTGCATTTCTGCCGGACGAAAAACCCGACACTCCTAAAAATATAACTGTCTTCGGTATTAAAGAACCACCTAAAGCTGTTTCCGAAGTAGCTATCAAAACTGATAAAGCGACGATGCAAGAGTTCTTTAGGCAGGTTATAGAAATTTCCAAAGATCCTAAACAAGAAGCTGCGGCTATGGCAGTTTTGTTTAACATGCAAAATGGTCTTCGTCCTAATGCAGCAGGGATGTTACAAACAAACTCGTACTACGCAGATTCTCGTGCGATATATATAGCAGCGGAAACAAAGGGAGCAAAGGGACGTAAAGTAAATGTGCCCTTAAACGATATTGCCGACTCTATTCTGCAGATGAGATTACAGCAGGGCAAAACAAAGGATGGATATTTTTTTGTAAAGCCAAACGGTAAGCCCGTTGAATCTGGGGATATGACCAAAATTCTAAAGCAGGTAAAAATACCTGATTTAATTTACGACTCAGGCTCTAAGCAATTTTTTGACAGCCTTGCCCCAGAGGGAAAAAAGGGAGAAGTGCCCGGAAAGAGGGGGGCACCATTATTAAGAAATCTGCATACCAAAGTAGCGCAACGTAACGGAGTAGCGTTTGAACGCATAGCTTACCTTCAGGGTCGTAGTTTGAAAGCTGCTGCACAAGGCTCTACAGGAGAGGTCACTACCTACGCACAAGATTTTCCCGGAGACTTAGACCCTAGAGGACCGGACGTTAGAAATTCCAATGTAGTTTCTAGTTACTTTGCAGAGGCTGCAGAAGAAGCAGGATTTAATGTATCTGAAGAGTTGGGCGTTCCAACAGAAAGAGTCAGCAGAACAACTCCGGGATACGAGCAATATTTTGAAACTCCAGTAACAAAAGCACCCAAAGTACCCGCTCCAGTTGTTGAGGCTGCACCAGAACCAACAACTTTACAAGAACTTTTAGATAGTGATCCTGAAATGAAAGCCGAAATGGAAAAGTCAGGATTTAAATTTAAATCACTCATCCCGCCAGCCTTACTTGCCACAGCAACAACTGTTGCAGATACCGCACTTAAAGTTACAAGTGCTGTAGCGGGACCAGTGCTTCCTGTGGTTGGTTTTCAACAGACTAAAAAAGAACTAGAAGAACTGGGTAAATCCCCAGAAGAGGCTATCACGCAAGCGGCACTTGAAGAACTTAGCACACCTATGGGAGTGGTCGGAGGAATAACCAGACCTGCAGTTGGCGCTTTTGTTGAGGCTGCAAAAGAGCCATTCCAAGAAGAAACAGGAATGAAATTAACAGACAAGAATTTGGAGAGAGGTATTCTTTCCAAGATAACAGGGGGTCAATTTAAATCCTCCGGTGGATTCATAGAAAAAAGGGAGTAATCCAATGGCGAATACCACAACTGGTGACTACAACTACGGCGAGGCATACATTATGAATGCCGATAAAGTTTCCGTAGATACGGATGAGGGTGCAGCAAAGCTCTATCGTGAGGGCTTGGAGTTTGACACTCGTGCTAAAACTGATGTCCTAACAGAGGACATGCCTAAAAAACAAACCAAGCCTACTGTAGAAGCTTCATTCAATACTATGGCTGAAGACAGAAACTACTTTAGCTAATAAGGAAAAGTAGATGGCTGATAACTTCTTAGAGCCAGATGAGGATGCTGCTATCCCCATTGTGAATCCTGATGAGAAAATGCCCGGTTTAGCAGGGCACATCAGGGCTAAATTCGACGATGCGGAAAACGGTAGATTTTCCAACGAGCAACGGTGGCTTCAAGCCTACAAGAACTTCAGGGGAATCTACGACTCGACTACACAGTATCGTGATAGTGAAAGATCGAAAGTCTTCATTAAGATAACAAAGACAAAGGTCTTGGCTGCGTACGGGCAGATCATAGACATCTTGTTTGCAAATAAGAAGTTCCCCATCGTTGTTGAGCCGACTCCTATGCCAGAGGGCATAGAGGAGTTTGCTCACATGCGTACCCCAGCAGACGAAATTAGCCCCCCAGAAGATCCGTACGGTTTTCCGGGCGATGGCAGAACCCTAGAGCCGGGTGCTATGGCAGCACAAGGTCCACATGTACTGGGGTCTTACGGCAAAGAGTTCGGAGACATGCTTGTTCCCGGCCCTGCCAAAGTTGGAGAACCACAGTTCGAACCTGCCAAAGAACAGGCTCGTATGATGGAGAAGTGTATACACGACCAACTTCTCGACAGTAACGCAGTGAGTGAGTTTCGCAAGGCTGTGTTTGAGTCCTCACTTTACGGCACGGGAGTTGTTAAGGGTCCGTTCAACTTCTACAAGCGTGTACACAAGTGGACACGAGATGAAAACGGTGAGCGTGAGTACACTCCGTACGAACGCACTGTGCCACGTATAGAATACGTATCCATCTGGGACTTTCATCCCGACCCTGCAGCTACATCTGTAGAGGATTGTGAGTACGTAATCCAACGACATCGTATGAACAGGCAACAACTTCGTGGCCTAATTATGCGTCCACACTTCTACGCAGATGAAATTGAAGAGTGTTTATCTAAAGGTCCGAACTACGAGGACAAGTATTACGAAGACACAATCCGCGAAGACGAAACAGAGCCACACGTACAAGAAAACAGGTATGAAGTCCTAGAATATTGGGGCGTCCTCGACTCTGAGTTTGCCAAAGAAACTGGCCTAGAGGGTGCAGAGGACATGTCAGAGTTTGATCAGATGCAGGTCAACGTCTGGGTGTGTGGCACACGGGTCATACGGTGCGTAGTCAATCCGTTCACACCTGCTCGTATACCGTTTCAGTCGTTCCCGTTCGAAATCAATCCGTATCAGATATGGGGCGTTGGCGTAGCGGAGAACATGGAAGACGCACAGATGCTGATGAACGGTCACGTTCGTATGGCAATCGACAACCTCGCTTTAGCTGGCAACCTTGTCTTTGATGTAGACGAAGCGTCTTTAGTTCCCGGACAGAACATGGACATTTTTCCCGGCAAGATATTCCGTCGGCAGTCTGGTGTGACGGGTACAGCGGTCAACGGCCTCAAGTTTCCAAACACTGCGCCTGAAAACATACAGATGTATCAGATATCGCGGCAACTAGCTGATGAGGAAACGGGCATACCGTCGATCATGCACGGTCAGACAGGGGTAACGGGCACCGGACGGACAGCAGCAGGACTATCTATGTTGATGGGATCTGCAGGACTGTCTATGAAAACCGTGATTAAAAACATCGACGACTACCTGCTACGTCCTATCGGTGAAGCATTCTTTCAGTGGAACATGCAATTCAGCGAAAGGATGGAGGAGATTGCAGGAGACTTGGAAATCAAGCCTCGTGGTGTAGCAGCCGTCATGCAAAAAGAAGTACGCACACAGCGACTCACTTCGTTGTTACAAACAGTATCTAATCCGATGTTAGCTCCGTTTGTAAAGATACCCAACCTAATGCGTGAGTTGGCTATCTCGCAAGACATCGATCCGGACAGTCTGGTCAACGATGTCAACGAAGCACAGATGTACGCAAAGATGTTACAAGGGATGATGGCAAATGCTCAACAAGGACCAAGCCCGGAAGCTGGCCCCGATGCTCAACAGCAAGGAATGGGAACCCCTCCGGGAGTATCTAGCGGACCTCAAGGACTTGACGATTCGGGCCGTGGTAACGGCACAATCGGAGTCGGAACTGCGCCAGTTGCAGGGGAGGCTGGCTTTACTGGAAACACTCCTACAACTGAAGAGTAATTATGAGGCAGTGGTAAAGAACAATGGCTGATTATTTCAATCGTGCACCGGAACTAACTCCGGAAGAGTACCAGAATCGATTTGTTGATTTTTATAATTTTGGTGGTATCCAAGAGGCGCAAGTAATCGACACTGATGATTCTGATGATGACACAGATCCCGCACCAGTAGAAGCAAACGTCCTCATGCCTGTAGGGGAGGATGAGGGACGAAACATATTCAGTTCAGGCGTCGTATTGAAACAGGGAAGCACACCCTTCTACAGAAAAGTTGAACCCACCGAAGTATTGCAAAGATACAATGATCGTGCAGAAACAGCCAAAACAAAAACAGGCGGAGATAAAGTAAAGCAATTTCAAGAATACCTCATGTCCGATGAGGCTGTTCTAGGTGGCACTCTTGGAATGTTGGGATTTACCGCTGCTGGTCCCTTGATGGCAGCAGCAGGATATAAAAATCGTCAGAATCAAAAGAAAACAGCGGACATGATGCTTGCCACAGGTGGCGGCGACATGTTCGAACTAAATGGTCAGTTGGTGTATCGAAAGCCTAATTCTCAAATATTTGAGGGAGTGTTTCAGGGCACTCAGGCAGAAACGGCTGGCGTAGCAGCAATGAACAAAAAATTTCTTCCGGGCATGGTTACATTTGATGTGACTACACCTGATGGACCGAAAGACGAAGGACACAATGCTGCATCTGTATTAGATGGCGTAGCTAGTGATTTTTTTGGGACGGTATATGGTGCTGATGGATCGACGGCCTCAGTCGGCGCAAGTAAAAACGCAGCACTACGAAATAAAGAACTAGTAGAAACTATGCAAAGCATGGGCTATAGCCAAAAGGAAATAAACGATGCTGTAGCAGATGGGTATGGTTTAAATTTAAGACAGGGCGTGATATCAGGTATGGCCCAATACAAAACCGGACCTTTTCACAGCACTAAGCGAATGAATGCAGATGAATACAACGCCCTAGAAAGTGCACATACACAACTTAAACAGAGTTTGGTTAGTAAACTTGTAGGCATCTCTGCTAAAAGAGCAGCAGAACTTGAAAGACAAAAATTTGATAGTGACATACAAGCAGAATTTGATCGTATAAAATCTGAAAAAGAAGCTCAAATTAGAAGGGAAGAAGATTTGTATCGAATGGGTTTAGGACCACGTCCTGAAGAAAACTCTGCAAGCCCAGAAAAACCAGAGAGAAGTGGTCCCGCCTCTGATAAAGCTGCTGATGATCCGGGTCAAAGAGGCGATCAAGGTACAGGCACAGGATTTGGAGAAAGATTCCGCGCACTGGGTGGTCGCGTCGGCCTACAGGAAGGCGGCGTAGCGGGCGCACAGGCGGGCTTTGTAGAGCGTCCGCCATCACAGGTATCTGAAGCTGCTACAGTAGCTGACGACAAGCCTATGAGCGTCCCAGAGGGCACGTTTGTAATCAACGCTGCAGCCGTAGAGTTTGCTGGCGAAAAAGATATTATGGAGATGCTCAACGTAGCATACAAAAAGGCGGAAAAGAAGGGCATTCAACCCCCGTCTGAAGAGATGCTAGAGGTGGCAGTGTCGAGGGGTGAGGTTATCGTTCCCGCGTTCCTTGCTAAGATCATTGGCTATGACCGCCTAGAAAAGATCAACAATCGCGGCAAGAAAGAAGTTAATGAGCGTATCAAAGAAAACGGACAACGTCCTGTGAAAGCAGCAAAGGGTGGATTTATTAATAAATAAAATTCGTCGGCTACCCGCCTAGCGGCCCCGACACAACCGAAGCGGCTACCTACAAGCCAAAGTAGCCCCGCTAATAAGAGGTAACAAAATGGCAAAACCAAGAGGCCACCGTGCCAACAAACCAAACGATTCATTCGGAACAATTAACGATGATTCGTTATATCGTGGAAAGCACCGCGAAGATGTCTACAAAGATGATGAAGACAACGAAGCGGAAGAAACTGTAGAAGCGCAAGAAGCGGACACCGAAGAGGCCACTCCGCAACAAGCAGATAGCTTCGTAGAACAGAAACAAGAGCCTGAACACGATTACAAGAAACGATACGACGATCTCAAACGCCACTACGATACTAAGGTAAATGAGTTCAAAGGTGAAATCAACGAACTTAGACAGTCGCTAGAAAGACGAGAGGTAGAGATGCCAAACAATGTAGCACTGCCAAAAACGATGGAAGAACTAGAAGAATTCAAATCCCAGTATCCAGAAGTGTTCGATGTAGTTCAAACCGTTTCTTCGCTCCAGACAGAGTCACAGGTATCCCAACTCCGCGAGGAACTGGGTACAATCAAAGAACGAGAAAAAGACCTAGAGAAAAAGAACGCGTATCAGCAGCTTGTTTCTCATCATCCTGACTTCGACGAAATTAAAACGGATGAAAAGTTTCTTTCTTGGCTCGAAGAACAGCCTGAGTCTATATCTGATGGCATCTACAAGAACAATACAGATGCTAAATGGGCGGCACGGGTCATAGACCTCTACAAAGCCGATGTAGGCTTGACAACCAAGAAGAAGACCAAGAAAGCTTCCGCTGCTGATGCAGTCACAAAGACTCCTGCTAGGGAGGTGGCTACATCAAAGGTAGAGGGTAAAATTTGGAAAGCTTCTGAAATCCGTAGTCTCAAGCCGTGGGAGTTCGAAAAGCTAGAAGGCGAACTAGACTCTGCACGTCAAGAGGGACGGATCGATCCCAACAACTAACCTCATAGAAGAAGAGGAAAGAACCAATGGCATTTGGTACTGCTGCAGGTTATGGTAACCTGCCCTCCGGTAATTTTGCACCGGAGATTTTTAGCCAAAAAGTCCTCAAGTTCTTCCGTCGTGCTTCGGTTGTAGAAGATATTACTAACACCGACTACGCGGGTGAGATTGAAAACTTTGGCGATACGGTTCGCATAATCAAAGAACCAACAGTCACAGTCAGTTCGTATACACGGGGTTCCGTCGTAAACGCTCAAGACTTGGCTGACGATCAAATCACGATGGTTGTCGATAACGCAAACGCTTTCGCGTTTAAGATCGACGATATCGAAGAGCGGCATTCGCACGTAAACTTCGAAGCTCTTGCTACCTCATCAGGTGCATTTGCCTTGAAGCGTAAGTACGATGCAAACGTCCTGCAAGCTATCTCCGATGGCGCAGGTCTTGCTGGTGCAGATGATGCGTCACTGTCAGGTGGTCTTACCACTACGAACAGTGCGCTGGGTACTGCATCCGCTCCTATCAACGTAGAAACTGACGATGCTGGCATCAACCTGATGCTGCTGATGGCACGTACTCTGGATGACCAGTCTGTGCCAGAAGAAAATCGTTGGTTTGTAGCACCACCAATCTTCTACGAGAAGATGTTCCAAGCTGGCAACAAGATTGCCGAAGTGCAGGTGACTGGTGATGCTTCATCCCCACTGCGTAACGGTCTTGCTATTCCGGGCACCCTCGCTGGTTTCCGCTGCTACAAGTCCACTGCGCTTAACTCAACAGCAGGTACCGATCAGGTAACTCTGACTGGTGTGGCAACTGACGCCTCTGAGAATATAATTCTCGCTGGTCATATGTCGTCCACCTCCACTGCTTCGCATATTGCTAAAACCGAAGTGGTTCGTTCAACTGAGTCGTTCTCTGATGTCATTCGTGGCTTGCACGTTTTTGGTCGTAAAGTATTACGTCCAGAAGCTGTAGTTCGCGGCATCATCGACTTCGCGTAAGGGAGGGCTAGGTAAATGGCTACTATTGATCGTACTCCTAATGGCGGAACTGCTGGACATCCAGCAAATGTCGCACGTCCCTACGTGGTAACTTCACAAGTGCATGATACTGCAGATGGCGGTACAGGTGGTGATGTCGTTCAACTGATCGACGTTCCTGCAGATACCATGATTGTTGCAGGTGCTTTGGAAGTTTTGGAAGCTCGTGGTAACGGGCAGATTACTCTAGACGTAGGTTTCACTGGTGGTGATGTAGACTGTTTTGTTGACGGTTCTGCTCTCGCTGCTGGCTTCACTCCGTTCCTAGAGGCTGCAGTAGGTGCGTCTGGCTCTAACGCCCGTATCCTGACTTCTGCAGACACTATTGACGCTCTCATCCTTGATGGCGGCTCTAGCGGTGAATCTGCTGCACGTTTCCGCATTCACGTAGTTCTTGCAGATATCTCACAGAACCCTGTGGAATCTGCTACAGTTTCTACTGGAACATAATATTATTGGGGGCAGGGCAATACCTTGCCCCCTTTACAACCCGGCGAAAACATGATATAAGCAGTCCAAACAGCCGGGAGATATACCATGCTATTACAACTTTTATCTGAACAAGAAGTACAATACTGTGTAGAAAACTGGGGTGCCAAAGAAGACGGTGCAAAGACACAGCCCAGATCAGATAGTGAAGATTTAAAAAAGAATACAGAGTCGCCTGACATGACACCCGAAGTAAGGCAACTCGTATCAACAAGAATATACAACAACCCTTACATAGACTCAGTAGTTTGTCCAAACAAAGTATCGGTAAACTTTTACAATGAGTATGAAGAGGGTGGCTTCTACAAAAAGCATATAGACACGTTTCGTGCAGCACCTAGAAGCAACAACGTTTACTTTGACTACGGGTTTTCATTAGGTCTTAGTGATGATTACGAGGGTGGGGAGTTTGTTCTAAACAACGATGTAGGTGAAATAAGCTACACAATCGGAAAGGGACAACTACTTATATTCCCGATCATATACCCTCACGGCGTAAAGCCGATAACAAAAGGTTCGCGTAAAGCAATTATAGGTTGGATGTCCAGTAACGTTTCTTACGAACAAAGCTACATACTAAGAAACCTGTTTGAAATAAACGCAAGCTATTTGAAAGAAGAAAGCCCGATGGCTATCAAGTCAACGTTAGTACAGAATTATTTAGCTAAACATTGGGGTAAGTAATGGCACCTAGAAAAAAAGCTACACCAAAAAAGAAATCAAAAAGCCCTACGCCAAAAAACAAAGCACTTTACGCACGAGTAAAGGCAGAGGCTAAACGCAAGTTTGATGTATATCCAAGCGCATATGCAAACGCTTGGTTAGTTAGAACCTATAAGAAACGTGGCGGGACTTACGCATAATGGGCAAACCACAAGGCGGTCTTACAAAATGGTTCAAAGAAGATTGGCGAGATGTAAAGACTGGCAAGAAATGTGGTCGCTCTGGTAAAGAAAAAGGTAAACGTCCGTATCC